GCAGCAAACAGCCGTTGTTATTTAGCAGGCACACCGTTGCATATATTGACGGAATGGCAATATCGTCGCTTTATGATTATTTAAAAACGCTACCAGAATTTACCGGAGCGGTTGACGTATGAGCTTAATCGTCGAAACCGGAACAGCCAGTTCAACCAGCGAAAGCCTATGCAGCGTTGCTGACTCACTCGCTTATCACTCAGCGCGTGGCAATGGCACATGGGCAACCATCACCACTACGCAGCAAGAGCAAGCACTACGTCGGGCTACTGATTATATGGAGGCGCTGTACTCGCAAAGATGGGCAGGCACGCGCACGACATCAACACAAGCCCTGTCATGGCCTCGTTACAGTGTCTTTGTAAATGGCTATGTCACGTCAAGTTCAGCGGTGCCAAGAGCCATTGTTAATGCTTGCTCTGAACTCGCCTTGAGAGCCGCAGCCGGTGAATTGTTGAGTGATTCAACACAACAAAAGACCCGAACCAAGGTAGGTGACATTGAGGTTGAATTTGATAAATACTCGCCTGCATCTACGCAGTATTTAGCCATCACCGCCTCGTTAGCACCTTACTTCGAGTTGGCCTCTAGCTTAGAGCGTAAGGTCGTCAGGTGAGCTTTTACGCTGACATGGCATTGGTTGCAGACAACACCCTGAAAGACTTGGGGCAGTTGGTCACGCTCACCACTAAAACGGTAGGCGCTTACAATCCAGCGACTGGCAATGCAGCAGTAACCGTATCAACGCAACAAGTCAAGGCAGTCGTGTTTCCTCGTGGTGCTAAGGATATTGACGGCACACTCATTCAACAAGGCGATCAAAAGTTATTACTGTCTATGGCAGGGGTAACAGCGCCGCATTTAGATGATACCGTTACGATTGGCGCTACCACTTACACCATCACTTTTATCAAGCTACTCGCACCCGCAGGCGTTAACGTCTTGTGTGAATGTAATATCAGGGGCGTGTGATGGCCGGTAACTTTGCACTGGATATATCACGCTTTGTTAATCGGACTCACAGCAATGTGGATTTAGTGACTAAGAAAGTCATCATTAATTTAATGCGCTCAGTAGTCAGAAAATCACCTGTGGGTAATCCTGAGATCTGGGTAACGATGCACAATGGGCAATATGTCGATTATGAATCGGTACACGGTATCAGTATCTATATAGGTGGACGCTTTAAAGCTAACTGGCAATATGAAAACGGCTCTATGCCTAGTGACACCCTAGATGGAGTTGATGCAAGTGGGGGCGCTACACTGGCTCGCATGATTGGCGAAATACCACAACAAGCATCAGGAAAGATTCACTACATCGTTAATAATCTACCTTATTCAATCAGACTTGAAAATGGTTGGTCATCACAAGCGCCATTAGGAATGGTGGGGTTGACCATATCAGAATACCAAGGCGTTGTAAGACGTGCAGTTCAGGAGGTTAATCCATGAGTATTTCCGCTATTCGTAGCACTCTGGAATCAGCGCTTGACGGCATGACACCGGCACTGGCGACAGCATGGCAGAACGTGCCTTTTACGCCGGTAACGGGTACACCTTACCAACGTGCTAGTTTGCTATTAGCCGAACCCGACAACCAAGAGTTTGGGGCAAGCTTTCAGGAACAAGGCTTTTTGCAGGTGGATTTATGTTATCCGCAGTCGGTCGGCTCTAACGCAGTTGAAGCGCGTGCTGAATTATTACGCACAACTTTTAAACGCGGAACCTCGTTGGGTGGCTTAACGATTACCGCTACACCAGAAGTAAAACCAGCTTACAACGATGGGGATAGATATGTGATACCCGTCAGAATTCGTTTTCACACTTACATTTCAACATAAGGAATAAAAATGGCAATTGCACAGGGTATAAATAAAATCGTTGCGATTAAAAAGCAATCAGCACTTGGAACCCCTGCAACGGGCACAGGTGCAACTGCTCTGCGTCGCGAACAATCAAGTACGAATCTTAAAAAAGAAACGTACGCTAACAACGAGATTGCAACACATCAGCAAAGCACAGGCAAGACTCACGGTACACGCTCAGTAGACACCTCGCTAAATGGCGTGTTATCACCTGGCACTTACTCAGCCGTCATCGGTTCAATCTTGCGTCGTGACTTTGCAGCCGTAACCGCTTTATCTACGCAAACCCTAACTTTCGCAGGAGCTGCGGGTGCTTGGACTGCGACAGGAACGGGCTTTCTAGCGGGCTTTCTTAAAGTCGGTGGCGTGTTCAGAGTTACCACAGGCTCAGCGACTGGAAACAATGGACGTAACTTTTTAATCACTTCGGTTACTGCCACAGTAATTACATTTATTGCTTTAGATGGCGCAACTGTAACAGCCGGTTCAAGCACAACTTGTATTATCACTTTAACGGGTAAACGTACATTTGTACCAGAAACCGGACACACTAAAGACTATTACACGCTGGAAGAATGGTATGGCGATCTGTCAGTTTCTCAAACTTACACAGACATTATGTTTGGCAAGTTGGATTTTGGTCTACCGGCTACAGGTAACGCCACTATTTCTATCACTGGTGCGGGTCTTGATCGTCCAGTCTCCACAGGTGTTCGTGTATTCACTACACCGACTGAGTCATCAACCAACCCAATCGCTGCGGTTAACGGTGTATTGATTGTTAACGGTGTCAAGGTGACTAACATCACTGGTCTGACAATTTCAGTTGACGGTAAAGCGGCAAGCATGGGCGCTGTAGTGGGTTCTAACGTATCACCTGATATACAACGTGGTGCCATTGAAGTATCAGGCTCATTCACTGCATTGTTTGATGCAATGACTTTGTCTGACTTATTCAACGCTGCCACTCAGATCGCTCTAGTTGCTGTCATCACTGATGGCTCTGCGGCTACCGCTGATTTTTTCACTATCACTCTACCCAATATCACCTTAGACGGTGACAGCAAAGATGATGGCGACAAAGGCATAGTCGGCACTTATCCGTTCACTGCCCGTATTTGTGATAGCACAGTAGGTGGTGCAGCATTGGCTTATGACCGCACCATTATCTCAATTCAAGACTCGGAGTAACAACAAATGGAATTATCGGCACTAGATTTATCGACTACCTCAGAACAAGGTTATGAGTTTGAGTTTATCCCTGAAGCGACTGGCATTGGTGAAGGTTTTTACATAACCGTACTTGGCAAACACGCGGACACAGTCAAAGAGTGGACGCGCAAAGCAGTCAACAACATGCGTGATCGCGAACGTATGCTGGCGAAGAAAGGTAAGGACGACTATCGCAAAGTCGAAGAAGATGAAGCTTTCGGCGTACAACTGGCAGCAACTACCATCATCGGCTGGAAAGGTCTGAATGATGGCGGTAAGCCGGTGGAGTTCAGCAAAGAAATGGCGCTGCATATTTGCAAAGTAAATCCTGAAGTCCGTGACCAGGTAAGTGCAGCCAGTGACTTAATGTCAAATTTTATCAAGAGCAAGTAGAGGAGTTAATTCTATTTGCTGAAAATGAGTTGGCATTAGGTGAAAAACAGGGTGATGGCGTTTCATTGCGTCATCACCTTGAGGCTTTACAACGAAATACGGGAGTAACGCCAGAGCAGTTAATAACAGTGCCTTTTCCAGAGACACTGGAGTTTATCTGGCGGGATTTTCTCGAACTGAACGACGCAAGAACGAGTAACGGGTACACCGTTAACCCGATTAGTTTTACAGAGCTTGACGCATGGAATCGCTTAATGAATAAACAAGTGACAGCGCAAGAAATCAGCATCATGAAGCAGTTAGACGCTGTCTTTATGAACCATTACCAAAAGCAACAGGCGGCTAAAACATGACTATGGATATTGCAACGCTCGGTATTAGAGTTGACGCGACAGAGGCACGTCTGGCTACTGTTGAGCTTGACAGACTCGGTGCAGCAGGTGGACGTACTGCCACATCCATGTCGGCTGTTGAGAGGGCCACTAAATTACTGGCTGGGGCTTTTGCTGGTATTAGTGCGGTAGCTTTAGCGCGTGACCTTTTAAAAACAGTTGAGCAGGTGCAAAACCTTTCTATACGTCTTAAAGGACTAACAAAAGATGCAGACGATTATGCAAAAGTACAAGCGTATTTAGTCGACATTTCCAACAAGCATCATAAAAGCAATTTAATACTGGCTGACTCATTTAGTCGTTTATTAACTTTAGAGCAATCTGGATTGATAACCCGCAAACAATCAACCGCATTACTTGAGGGCATGAGTAATGCCAGCAGTAAAACAGGCGCAACCACTGAGCAATTAAAACAGTCTATGTTTGGCCTGAGTCAAGCAATGGGATCTGGCGTAGTTCATATGGAAGAACTAAACCAAGTCACAGAACCCATGCCAGGCTTATTAAATAAAATTGCTGAAGCATCAGGCTATACGGTCGGAGAGTTTAGAAAGCTGATCGCAGAAGGGCGAGTAACTTCTGATGTATTCGGCAAGGTCATGGTAGGTGCTTTTGCAAGCTACCAAGGCTCAGCAGAAGCAGCCGGTGAAACACTCACCGCAAAATATGCCGATATTGGCAATGCGTGGACCGAATTAGCCAGAGCAATAGAATCGCCCGTTGTTAATACGATCTCGCCCATATTAGAGTTAATTACTGAGCAGATTAATGGACTGGCACAAGATTTAAAAGAGCTTAACGATTTTTATAATCAAATAAAATCAGCCGCAGGCTATAACACGGGGGGCGCTCCTGATAATGGAATGGCTGTTAATCTAACAGGTAGAGCAAAACCACCAGCACAAGCCGATCAATCAAAAACAGATTCATCCGCAATTAGGGCAGAGATAGAGGCAACCGCCTCAAGCACTAAAGGTAAAAAAGCGCACAAAGAAGCAATGAGCGAAGAACAAAAAGCCATTATTGCTTTGGCCAATGCCTATGAAAATCAAATAAGCACATTGCTACGGTCAATTGCTTTAGAGGGTAAATCAAGCGCTACAGCAGCCGCTGAATACGACGTACAGAATGGTGCATTAAAAGGCTTAACAGAAGCTAAAAAGTTGTATTTCTTACAACAAACAGCGATCTTGCAAAATAAACAGCTTGAAACAAAAGCCCATGAGTCTGAAAAGTCAGAACTTGACTCACTCATTGACAAATACAACCAGCTAACGCTATCAGCGCGTGATTACAAACTAACTCAATTAAACGCCCAAGGTATTACCGGCACCGAACAAGCACCGATCATGGCGCAGTTTGACAAGAACGCAGGCGCAGAAGTCGCCAAGAAAGCCAGTGAAGACGCAACGTCATCGCTCGATGCTTACAATAAAAAGCTGGATGATGCCAATACTAAGACCTCGGATTTAGGCGCGGTGACAAGTGCTATATTTGATGGAGCGCTAGGCGGAATTAATGCTATGGCGGGGGCATTCGATTCGATGGTTACTTCAATGGCAAATAATACCAAGGCGCTTGAAGAAAATGCCAAAGCGCAAAAAATTAATGAAGCAACCGTTGACCCAGTTAAAAAAGCTGCAAATTTCAAAAAGTATGCAATAGAAGAAGCCAAGTTAAATAATGACAATACAAAAGCGGCTCTGACCGGAGCCAGTCAGATTGCCGGAGCAGCAGCAAACCTGTTTGATAAGAAATCTAATGCAGCGAAAGCCTTTCACAACATCGAGATGGGGTTATCAGTCTTACGTCTTGCGATGGATGTGCAAGAAATTGCATCGTCGATGATGAAAACAGGGGTTAACGTAGGCGAAGGCGCTTCAAAAATGTTCGGGCAATCTGGATGGTACGGATTCGCAGGCGTAGCCGCAATGATGGCAGTCATGGCGGGGCTTGGCTTTGCAGGGATTGGCGGAGGTGGTGGTGGAATGTCCGGACCACCACCATCAAACAGCGATATGGGAACCGGCACAGTGCTTGGAGACCCTAACGCAAAATCTGAATCAATCAAGAACACCTACGATTTATTGCAAAATATCCACGCTGATGAATATGTTGAGTTAAGAGGAATTAACAAAGGCGTTCAGGCACTTAGCGGAAGCATTTTAAGTGCGGTGACTAAGCAATTTCAGCTCGGGGCGATTCAAGGCGTTAACGCGCCTAATCTCGGAAAAGCTGGACACACAATGGTGGCTGGTGGATTACAAACTGGCGAGATCAGCTTGGGAGACCTGCTCAAAGGCAACAGCGTTTTCGGGCAAATGTACACCACCGATGCGAAAAAAGTCGGAACAAAAGAAAAACCGACTTACAAATACACCGATTATTTAAGCCCGATGGCGGCTGAATTACAGAAATCATTAACGGACGTTTTTAAAAATATCGGTACAACATTTAAAGAACTTAGCTCGAAGCTCGGCCCAGAGTTTTCGAAAAAAATAAAAGATACAATTGTCCCAGCGTTAAAAATAGACACGATGGGCTTGAGTGGCAAGGACGCAGTTGAAAAAGCTAACGCGGTTATTTCGTCAACGCTGGATAAGGTATCAGCCGTCGTGTTTTCTTCGCTGCTAAAGTATCAGCAGCTCGGTGAGGGAATGTATGAGACAGCAGTTCGGATCGATTCAGAAAAAGCCATAATCAAAGATGCTTTCGCTCAGTCAGGCAAAGCCATGCCAAAAGTCGCAACCGATGCAATCGCAATGGCTGATGCGCTGGTTCAAGCAAGCGGTGGCCTTGAGAAATTCCAATCAAGTTTTGCAGCCTTTCTTGATAAGTTTACGACTGACATAGAAAAGCAAGCTAAAACTGAAACATTCTTGAAAGGCACAGGTAAAGGCAAAAAGTATGTGGCAGGCGCGTTGAATGAGGGTTTTAACCAAGATTCTGTAAATCGGATGCTGAAAAGCCGCGATGCTTACGGTGATGAAGTTGATGCAGCCGCAGCAAGGGTAAGCAAGTACGCAGGAAAGACGAGTAAGAAAGACAAGGCAGCAGAAAAGAAAGCAGTCGATCAGTATTCATTGCTATTAGAAATGGCACCCAAGGTTGATGAATATCTCAGTTATAACGAAAAGCTATCGAAAGACAGTCTCGATATGGACATTAAATTGCAGACTGCAAAAGGCGACGGCTTGGCGCTCAGCAAGCTAGTGCTTAAATCGCACGAAGCGGAATTATTATTGCTGCCAGAGAAATTGAGAGTTACTCAGCAATTAATATGGAATCAAGAAACAGCCAACAAACAGGAAGCGCTCGACATCACACTGATGAAAGCTCAAGGTCTTACTGTCGAAGCATTAGCAGCATCAAGACAGAAAGAATTGGATGCAATGGAGCCAAGTCTGCAAGCCACTCAGCGCCAAATAAATGCGATGGATGACTTAAACACCGCAATGACTAAGTCAACAAAGAATGTAAGTGCAGCAATTTCAAAGCTCACCAGCTTATCCGACAAACTGAAATCAACACTGGCATCAACAAAAGTCGAAACCAATGCGAGCTTAAGAGCTGACAAGGTTAATGCAAACATTTTACTGAATTCAGCTTTGAAGATCGCCAAAGCGGGTGGTGCAATCGACAATATCGCAGGGATGGACAAAGCACTGGCTGATGTCGCAAAACCTAGTGAGCAACTCTACGCGACATTTAACGAATACGCTGCGGCTCAGGCAGGAACATCATCAACGATTAGCCAACTGGCTGATTATGCCGATGCTCAAGTCAGCATAGCTCAGAAACAGCTTGACGCGATTCAAGGAACAACCACTGCCATTGTCGGCCTGCCACAAGCACTGGCTGAGTTGATGGGATTGGTGGCGCAAAAGAAAGCGCTAACCCCACAATTCGCATCAGGCGGCTATCATTCAGGCGGTTGGCGTGTTGTCGGTGAGAACGGCCCAGAGCTTGAGCATACCGGAGCCTCAAGAATATTCAGCAATCCACATAGCAAGGGGCTATTGAGTACGGCTGAATTGGTTGCAGAGCTTCAAGCACTCAGAGCAGAGGTTCGGGCAGGGCAGGAAGCGATTGCCAATAATACCCGCCAAACTGCGAAGATACTCCGTGATGTTACGCAGGATGGAACCTCAATTACAACAGTGGTGGCAGTATGAAAGTGATTAGAAGCACACGACTGGCTTGGAATAACCAGTCTGGTATATTGATGAACAATATGTCGGGTAGGATGACATCAAGCACTATTACGTACCC